CACTTGCGATTCAAAGTTCAACAATTTAGTGAATTTGGGTGGCATTCCCCAGATGATGACGGATTCGCCGTTCGACAAGAATATCTTCTGATCGGAGGAACGCATGGATCCGTTTACCATCGCCCTTGTCCTCATGGTCGCCAGCTACACCATCACGGCTTTGACGACCAAGACCGTGAAGCGCGAACCCGGTTCGCTCGAAGATTTCGACTTTCCCCAGATCGAGGAAGGCACCCCTCATGCGATTTTCTTCGGTGATTGCTGGACCGCGGGTTGGCTGGTGATCTGGTACGGGAACATGCGAACGACCAAGATCAAGGGGGGCGGCAAGAAGTGACGAGCGATCTGATCTGCCGGCAAATCCACTTGCGCCGCAGCCACCAGTGCAACAACGGGGCCCGGCGATGGTTCGCCCAGCACGGACTCTCGTGGCAGAAGTTCCTCGCCGATGGCTACCCGGCGTCGGTCCTTGGGCAGTGGGGGTGCCCTCTCGCGCAAAAACTGATCGACGAAGCCGAGGCCGAAGCACAGGGGGCTGTCATTCTGCGCAAACGTCACCTCGACGGCATTGCCTGCAATAAGGGCGCGCGCGAATGGGCCGCCGAACAGGGCATCGACTGGGCATCGTTCGTCGAGCGAGGGCACCGGTTTCCTGCCGATTTCACGAGCGACAATCCCATATTGACGGCGGTGCTTGAACGCGCCCGGTCGGAATTCGAGGAAACCTGACGTGGGCGGCAAGAAAAAGCAGACGATCGGCTATCGCTATTACTTCACCTTCATCGCGGGCATCGGTCGCAGGGTCAATGCGCTGACCCATATCAGGGTGGGCGAAAAGGAAGCGTGGTCGGGGTCGGTCAGCGACATGACCGAACAGGTCATCAACAAGCCCGACCTGTTCGGGGGCGATGAAAAAGAGGGCGGTATCAAGGGCGTGTTCCGGCTGCTGCCGGGCGAAGAGGACCAACTGCTTCCCGACGAGGGGGGTGAGACGGCCTATCTCAACGCCCTCAAGGGGGCGATTGGCGGTATATTCGCCAATTTGAGCGGGGCCCTCAATGGATCGTTGGGCAATATCAAGGCCACGCTTGGTGGGCTGTCGGGGGAGTGGCGCGGCTGGTCTGCGGTGATCTACGACGGCCAGGTTTCAGCGATGAATCCCTACCTCAAGGAATGGAAGTTCCGGGTGTGGCGCACGACGGCCGACTGGTACGACGACGATTGCTGGTATCCCGAAAAGGCGACTATCGAGTTGGGCGAAAGTTCCACCTTGGAGCCAATAGATTTGGCGTCGGAATTCCCACAACTGGTCCGGGGCACAGACCCGTCATACCCGGAACCGCCAGCTTATTATCCGCACACTATCACGCTTGGCCCTTACGCAACAGACGCCGAAATTGTTGCAGGCAATCCCGACGGTTCCGGTAATTGCAGGCCCGATGACTTCTTTTATTTCAATGGCGTCAAGTACGGTACGACCGGCGGCACAACCCACCCCGCAGGCACGGTGTTTTTCACACTGACGGCTGGTTCTAGCGTGCTGATTGAAATTCAGAATACCATCAATCCTTACGCCGGGGTGACGGGAACTTTCCATGTGCGTTTTGTGGCCGGTTCGAACACCATCCATGGCATGAACCCGGCGCATATCATCTACCAGTGCAAGACCGATCCGCGCTGGGGCGACGCCGAACTGCCCGACGAGATCGACGAAGCCAGTTTCACGGCCGCTGCCGACACGCTTTACGACGAAGGTTTCGGACTTTGCCTCCCGTGGTTCCGGCAAAATGAAAGCGACATCGATTCCATCGTGCAAGTCGTGCTCGACCATGTCGGTGGCATCACTTATGTCGATCCGACGACGGGGCAGCGGGTGCTCAAGCTGCTGCGCAACGACTACGACCCGAACACCATTCCTCATTTTGACGAGGACAGCGGACTTGTCAGCATCGACGATGATGACAGCGGCTCGTCGGAAGGTGTCAACGAGGTCATTGTCATCGGCCACGACCCGGTCACGGATCTCGACTTTCAAGTGCGTGTTCCGAATGCCGCTGGGCGGATGGCACAGGGCGGCCCGGTCAGCCGGCGAGTGGAAGCCAAGGGAATCCCGACCCGCGATCTGGCACTGCGCAAAGGGCAAATGGACGCCAAGGTGCTCGGCGGCGGCCTCAAACGTTTCACGCTGCGGCTGGACCACCGCGCCTATTCGCTGCGCCCCGGCGACGTGATTCGAATTTCTTCTGCCAAGCGGTCGATCGCAAACATGGTTGTCAGGCTTGGTGAAACCGGGGTGGCCGGGCCCGGCTCGGCGGATATTACGTTCCGCTGCATCGAAGATGTTTTCGGCATGCCTGCCACGTCCTTTACCAAGGTCGAAGAGGATACCTGGACACTTCCGACGAACGATGCCGAACCTGCTACGACGTACCGGGCGATGGAAATGGGATACCGCGACCTGCTGCTGCAATATGGCGCGGCGTCGGTGGCGGAACTGGACACGACGAACGCAGTATTCGGTATGCTGGCCAGCGCGCCGCAATCCAATTCCTATCTCTACGACCTTGCGACCAGGGCAAGCGGTGAGAGCGACTTTTCGATCCGGACCAATTCCGATTTCACAGGCACGGCGGTCCTGGCGGCCGACGCCGGCCCGCTCGATACGACGATCACCGTTGAACAGGTCGCAGGGTTCGAAAGCGTGGCCGAACAATTCCTCCTGGTCGATGACGAACTGGTCAACCTGCTCGACTACGACAGCGAAACAGGCGAGGCGATCGTTCAACGCGGCGTGGGAGACACGATCCCGGCAGCCCATAGCGCTGGCGCCCGTGTCTGGACGGTCGATGACGACTTTGTCAGCGACGAACGGGACTATGCAGACGGTGAAACCGTTGTTTCGCGCGTTCTGCCGCGCACGAGCGGCGATGTCGTCACCTTGTCCGAAGGGGCGGCCAGCGAGGAAAGTACGACGCTGATCGCACGGCAGGCCCGACCGTACCCGCCCGGCAACGTGCAGGTGGATGCGGTCAGCGTGTATCTGCTCGGCGAAGACGTATTCGCGGAGCCCGTTCTGACTTTCGCGCACCGCGACAGGGTGGGTCAGGAAGATTGGGCCGTGGCCCACGGCGACGCCAGCGTCGGCCCGGAACCCGGAACGACGTATACCGTGCGCGTGCTCGATCTCGCCGAAACCCTGTTGCGCGAAGAAACGGGCATTACCGCCGACACATGGACTTACGATTCCGCAATGCAGGCCGCCGACAGCGCGCCCGCCGTAGTTCTGATGGAACTGGAATCGGTGCGCGACGCGCTGACCTCGTGGCAAACCTACCGTTTCAGGGTTCGTATTCGCGACGTGACGTTCGATACCACGCTGACCACGTTCGACTCGGCGGCGGTGACGTGGGATCGGGGCTAGATTTGCCGGTGACTTCACGGTAAAGGTGAAATCTGCACAACAGGGTTTTTGCTTATGGCCTTCCAGACCTTCACCCTCTCTCGTTCGACTTCCGGCGACGCCGATTTGCAGGAAAGCGGGGCGATCACCATCGGGGCCGGCAAAAACCTGCGCGTGCGATTTTCGGCGTTTCCGGGCTGGCTGTTCGGCAAGATCGTCCCGTTCCTCGTTGTCACGCGCAACGAGGTGGAGAGCGAACACCTGATAACCGACGGCGAAGGGTGGGTCACAGAAGCCGTGGATGAAGGCGACGTTGTGAAATTGCGGCTGCGTTTTGGGGGCTCGTTCGGCACGGTCGCAGGGATCATCGAGGAAATCGAAGTCTGATGCTCGGCGTTTCTTTCAGCGAATACCGGCGCAGACAGCGCATCCCCATAGCCGGAATCCTGCGCCCTTCGACCCCCTCGAAAGGTTCGCTCAAACCGAAAAAAGGCAAAGGGTGGGGTTTCGGGACCGGGAAGTCGAATGGCGGTTTTGGATCGTTTCGCAGGACGATCAAGGCTCCAACGAACCCTTCGTTCACTTTTGACAGCGCGGCATTCACTTTCGATGCAACCGACATGACGTGGGATATGGTCTGATGGCACAGCAAACAATCAATATCGGGGCGGCTCCCAACGACGACACTGGTGATGACCTGCGCACGGGCGGGCAGAAGATCAACGACAACTTCACAGAACTTTACGGTATGGCGGGTGGGTCCGGTTCCCCTTTCGACATCCCGGTCAGCTATGCAGGCGGCCCTCCGACGACGGGGGAAATCCTCTATGCTGTCGTTGTTCCGCGCACACTTGAACTGGCGGCCGATCTCGCCGGGTCTTACGGCTATATCGGCACGAACCCGACGGCCAGTTTCGCGATCAGCGTTCAGGACGATGGAACGGAAATAGGGACGATCACCATAAGTGCTGCCGGGGCGTTTACCTTTGCCACGGATGGGGGCACGGCAAAAACAGTTGCGGCGGGTTCCCGGTTGGAATTTGTGGCGCCAGTAACGGTGGATACAACGGCAGCCTACATTCTTGCAACTTTGGCGGGGGCAGTTGGATGATCTTTCCTGGTCGATTTTTTGATACTGGGGGCGCGGGTGAGCCTGCAGCACAAGCCTACGTCACCCGCGTTCCACTGAGAACCACGACCGGCACGCAGTCTATTACCATTGACGGGCTGACAGATACGCCAGTCGCTGCGATGTTCGTTATCAGCCGTGCAGTGACAGATGGTGTCAAACGGGACTTTGGTGCTGGCAGTGTGGGATTTGCCACGGCCACGCAGCAAGCCGTGGTCGGTTTCCGTTGCCCTGTCGGACGTGGTGGCTCTCAATCGAATGTAGTCTTTGTCGAAGAAGAGCAGGGCGCAGGTGATTCTTACATCGCCGTTGCCGCGCTCGATAGCTTTTATGCGGGCGGCTGTGATATTGACGTTACCACGGCCCCTGGTGAAGCGTTCCTTCTGACGGTCACGTTTTTCTGTGATGACAAAGTTGCAGACGCGCACGTTGAGGCAATTCAGCTTACCGCAGGTGGGACAAAGACGGTCACGCCGGGCTTTGAGACGCACGCCCTGTTAATGGCGTCGAATAACCAGCCTTTGGACGGAACCGATAAAACCAGCGCCTCTACTTTGGGTCTTGGTTTCGGGACATATGACGGGACAAGCACTTATACTCAGTGCGGAATGTCGTTCAACGGCGGGGCGCCGGGCGGAACAACGGCCACAAATTGCCACGTAGTGGATGGGAAGATAAAGGGCGGCGGCGGGTCGGCGGGTGCTCTTGTCGCCGAGTTAGAGTTTCAGAACGTCACATCAACAGCCTTCGATATTGATAATGACGTAGGCTCTTCGGGGCCGTGGGTCATCGTTCTGGCTCTTGAACTAAACGACCCGACAGGCGCTCATGCCGAAGTGCTGGATATGCCAACTGCAACCGGATCGCAGACCGTTACATCCTCAGCTTCGTTTCTGCCTTCACAGGCCATCCTTGCCCTGTCCACAATGAGGTCAACAAATACGGTTGCCACCGATGGCGAGGGCGCAGGCTTTGGCGTTTCAACAATCGACGAGGGCGCGCAGTTCAGCACTGCATGGCATATGCGTGACGGTCAAACAGGTACTGTTGACCACGGCAGTTTGGCGGACGATCAGGCAATTAACCTGCTGAACCATGCTGGCGGGATAACTGAACTTGACGCCGAGTTTGTTTCTTTTGGAACGGGCGAAATAGACCTGATTGTAAACGCGGTGAATGGAGCGGCACCACGCAAGATATCGGCACTGTTCCTAGCTTGATTGCAGGAATGGGTTCATCGGCAGTGTTTCAAAGCGCCAGCCATTAGCGCGGTCGATCAGATTATCACTTGGTGCCGCTTTCATTAAGGCGGCGCACAGGAGGCGCGAACTCCTGATGCCTAAATGATGCAGCGCGTCGAATACGCTAATTCGGGCCTTCGCTGAAGCTATGCCTCCTTTTGGGTGATCGTTCAGGGGCATGAATGCGATATGACGTTGATGCATGCCGAGCATGAATTTGCTCAATTCGTGTTCAGAGGTCTTGTATACGAAGTTGCCGACTGGTTCGAAGCCATGCTTGGGAAGGCCACGGATCTTGTTTACCAAGTTAATTCCGAATTGAAGGGGCGCCCGGTCGATCTGCTCATCTCTAGGCTCGATAATCACCACCCCCTTTTTTGCCACTCTAAACATTTCCCACAACGCCAAGTAGGGTCGCGGGAAGTGATGTAGCGACTCTTTGCAGAGAACATAGTCGAAGGTATTGTCATCGAATGATAAGGATTCGGAGTTTTGGGCCGAATACTCTTCTATTTCACCATCTCTGTGAGCGATTTCTAGAAGAGCGTCAGAGAGATCGCTACAGTGAACCCGCGCACCTTTCCCTGCCAAGAACTGACCGTCCCGGCCAAATCGACCGTCACCTACAGTAAGCCAATAATCGCCGGGGGCGATGAAGGGGCTAATGGTATTCATGGTGCGATTTGCGCGCCAGTCATATAGCGCGCCTTGATTTTGTAGCTTAACTGAGCCGGTATCTTTGATTTGGCCCCGCCAGTTCTCGTCGTGTCTGTCGTATTTGATCATGCCTCAAGCATCTGGTCTGACTTCATAAACATCAAGTAAATTCACCACCGCCAACCGCCAAAACCCGTTTTACCCTTGATCCCGGCCCTGCGTTACGGCAAATATCAACTTTGACGTGACATTCCCGTTTCTGGAAGGACGCTCATGGCGCTCACAATCTTCATCGCCTGCATGTCTACCCTGATTGCGGGGCTGATGTGGGCTGCCGTCGACGTCGCATGTGACTTTCGCACTGCGCACCGGGCTTTGCGTGGTGGCTGAAGATACGAAACCCACACCGCTTATGACGAAGTTGGAATGGGGCGTCATCATCGCCATCCTGACTGCTTCGGCGAACATCGTTTTTTCGGCAGCCGTCGTGTGGACGACCGTGCAGGTCCATGAACGGGACATCGAGATATTGAAGCGCCAATCCGCCGGCGATGTTGACCGCCTGGCCCGGATCGAAACCAAACTCGATCTGATCCTCACCGAACGCGCGAGGAACCTGCGATGAAAGACTGGCTGAAATCGTACAGCGGGAAACTCTCGGCCATCGCGGCGTCCGTGGCCGGTATTTTCACCTACGACGCTGCCGGCATCGTCCTGTCCGCGCTCGGCTTCATGCCCAGCAGCCCGGTTCGTTTCGTCTTGGTCATCGCGGTTGTGATCGGAACGATCTGGTTCCCCAAGAAAGCGGCGGAAAAAGATGCAAAAACCGACTAGCAAGCAGGTTGGGTCAGGAAGCGCGATCGCGACGATCGTGGCTGCATGGCTGGCGGTCGAAGGGGGGTATGTGAATGACCCGTTCGACCCCGGCGGCGAAACGAAATACGGCATCACCGAAGCCGTCGCACGCAATGAATGCGGTTACGGCGGGTCAATGAAAGCAATGACGGTTCAATTCGCCGCCGACTGCTTCGTGAAGACCCAGATCGACAAGCCGGGCTATCGCGCCTTCGTCGACATGGATCCCCACTTCGGCCGCGAGATTGTCGATAGCGCGGGCAACGTGGGTCACGGCCGGGAAAGCCGGTGGATTCAGGAAAGTCTCAACCACTTCAATAACGACGGCCGGTATTATCCCGACATCGCGGAGGACGGGCGGATCGGTTCAGGCACAATGGCCGCCTATTACGCGCTGCAACGCAGGCGCGGCCCGGTTGTCACCTGCAAGCTGATGATCGCGGCGGTCGATGCCAAGCAGGCCCAGCATTACATGCGCCTTGCCGCTGCCCGCCCGCATCAATTCGAGCGATATATGACCGGCTGGTTCAAGCGGGTCGGCAACGTGCCCCTCTCTGATTGCGAAGATCTGGCATGAGGACAATCGCCGCTCTCGCTCTTGGTGCGACCGGGATTGGGACGGCGATCTATGCCGGGATGCCGCCTGAGCGATTCCGCGGCGACACGGCGGCAATTGTCCTGTTTGTCGGCGATGTCGGGGCGCAGTGCGGTCAAAAGCCCCCTTATCGGATGCTGGCGTGCCACCGCCGTATCAAGGGAACCAGTTACATCGTTTTGCCAAACCCCTGCCCGTTCGGGGACGACGGCGAGTATTTCGCAAGGCTGGCGTGCCACGAAGCGGCGCATGCGCAGGGCTGGACCGGGATGCACGAGCCATGAGCATCTTGCGCGCAATAACCCCCAGGGCCGTGGCCGCCATTTTGGCGCTTGCCGTGGTCATCGGGGTCGCCGCGGCCCTGCTGGACGGCAAGAACGCCAAGGTCGAGGCCAAGTTGGGGCAAGAGCAGCACGAGGCGGCCACCGCATCGGGCAAGGATGCGGTCGAGACCTCTACAGGCGTCTCGGCGAGAGCCTCGCAATCCGACCGAACAACCTTGGAGAACGACCGTGCGATACGCAACGCCGAAGGGGCTGACATGCCTGTCACTGACGATCTGCGCAATGTCACTCTTAGGGGGCTGTGCCAGCGCCGGTCCTATTCTGACCACCCGCGCTGCGTGCAGTTCGCTCCTGCCAAATGAATGGCGGGAAGGGGTGCCGGGCGCACCGCTGCCGGAAGGATACACGGTGGGCGACTGGATGGCTTTTGCCGACGCCCAGACAGGGCAACTGGACAAGGCCAACGACCGGACGAGCGCCAGCATCGGAATTATCGAGCGATGCGAGAAGCGCGACAGCGAGGCGATCGAAAACGCCAAGCCGAAATTCCTGGGCCTGTTCTGAGCCGCCCCCGGAGACAATGTCTTGCCGATCAGCAAAATAGCGGAACCTGATTTCCTCGCGGCGTGGAACGACCCGGACACCTATGCGACCACGTCCGAACTGGCCGAGGCGTTGGGGGTCAGCATACATGCCGTCCGCCACCGCGCGTCACGGATTCGCAAGCGCGCAAATGGGCCGTATGTTCTCGATCGCGGTCAGGACTATCGCGCACGCAGCAACGACGAGGCCCGCGCAAGAGGTTCGCGCCATGCCGCCTATAAGAGCGTGCCTGCCCCAAAGCGGGTCGAGCGGTGGCTGTTGACGGCGGCGCAGGACGAAACCGAGGTCGCCGAACCATTCTGGTCCAACCTGATGACGTTCGCCGAACACATGAAGGCGACGGTCAAGGTCGGCGGCTTTACCTACAACAAGAGCCTGTTCGAAGATCATGCGACGCGCACGGCCGTATTCGCCTCCAAGGTGCAGCCGTGGTTGGTCCACGAAGACGAAATGCTCGGCCCACTGCTTTTCGCGGGAAAGATGAATATCCTGCCGACCGCCGACCGGCCGCTGTCGGGCCTTGAAAAATACAGTCGCGGCAAATGGTGCGTCTTTCCGCACGCCAAGCTGCAAGCCTCGTCGGTGCCAAACCTGCCGGGCCAGATGGCGTCGATGCAGATGACGAGCATGTGCTGCACCGTCCCCAATTACATTCAGAAAAAGGCCGGTCTGAAGGCCGAGATACACCACACGATCGGCGCGACACTGGTGGAGATCGACGACGACGGGCGCGTGTTCTGCCGGCAGATCATCGCCGCAAAGGACGGTTCGTTTCAGGATCTGGATATTCTGGTGCGCGACGGGCAGGTGTTCGGCGAACAGCGGGTCGAACAAGTGACGTGGGGCGACATTCACCGTGAGCAGATCGACCCGGTCGTCGCCAGGGCGTGCTGGGGCTTCGACGTTGAGAGCGAATCGATCGTGACCACCGAAGACACGATTTTTCACACGCTGAAGCCGCGGCACCAGGCGTTCCACGACTTGCTGGATTTCCGCGCGCGCAATCACCACCGCCGGGACGATCACCATTTCGCCTTTGCGATGCGCGCCGCAAGCAGCGAAATGGTCGAAGAAGAACTGGCCGCCTGCGCCCGTTTCCTGCGAGTGACGGCCGCCGACTGGTGCAAAAGCGTCAACGTGGCGTCCAACCACAACGACGCGCTGAGGCGCTGGCTGCGGGAAACCGATCCGCGCAAGGATCCGGCGAACCTGCGGGTGTGGTGCCAACTCAACGATCGCCTCTACGAAGCGATCGAGAACGGTGAGAAGGATTTCGACTTGTTCCAGTATGCCTTGTCGCGACACGACCCGGCCGGGCTGCAGGACATCGTATTCGTTCCGCGCAACGGCAGCTACCTGGTGTGCCAGGAGCACGGCGGTATCGAAACGTCGTTACATGGCGACCAGGGGCCGAACGGTGCGCGGGGCTCTTTGCTAAACCTGACGAAAGTTGCGGTTCGCCTCAACGTCGGGCACGGCCATTCGCCGGGCATTCTTGAACAAGTGTTCATGGCCGGCCTGGTCGGCAAAATGGATCAGGGATACAACGAGGGTCCGAGTGGTTGGCTGCACACGATGATCGTGACATACCCCAACGCCAAACGAACCCTGTTGACCGTTACTGACGGCAAGTGGCGGGCCTGAGCCCGCCATTCAGCAATCGTTTACCGGTGATTTGCGCGCCACCCCCTGCGCCGCCATTTCCCCGATGCGGTTAATGAAACCGATCTCGATCGCCTGATACCGACCCTTGCGGGCGATCGCCTCGACAATATGCGACAGTGCGACAGGCAGACGGACAGGCGCGCATTCGCGTAGCAGTTCGTCTGCCTGCTCGCGGCCGATGCGGCAATCAATTCCCCAGTCGCCCGTTTCGTCGGGCGGGCACCAATAATCGAATACCCCTTCTTTTTGATCGATGAAGGACAGACGTTGTTTCGGCATGTTACCCCCAATTCCCTTGCTGGCCGTCCCCTCATAAATCAGGGAACAAAAATATCAATTAAAAGTTGATGACAGTTTACGTGTTACCGGAAGGTCGACATTTGCGGCGATCGGGAACCTGTCATTTGTTTCTGATTCGTTCCTACCCCCGAAACCTGTTGGATGTATCCAACAAAGTGTTGACGGCGGGGTTCTGGCGTAACGAACGTGCCCATAGGGTTAATAATTACCCCTAATTATCGACCTCAAAGCAGACCGGCCAATTCGGCGGGATGCGGGCATCCGAGCAGGTCGTCGACGGAGTCGAATTTCCCCGTCTCGTTGCCCCAGTTGTCCCAACCGCGATAATTTTGGCGCGAAAACAATTCGACGTATGGCCCTTCGACAAGGCGTTCGATTCGTTCGTAGCGTTCGTCAGGTTTACGGCTGTGTTCGCGTTTGGGCGCGTAAATTACGTTTTCGCCCGTTTCCATTAGTTGGCGGACGCCCGCATCGAGGCGGCGGGGCTTACCTCTCGTGAACAAGAGTGAGTATTCGACCTGCTTGCGAACCCACTTGCCCATGCCAATCGGTCGGACGGCCGGGTCATGTTTTCCGGTCTTAACCCAAACGAAGCCGTCGGATTTGAAGGAGAACCCCCAATGGCGGCCCAGTTCGATAGCCTGATCGAGATGGCTGCCGATCACCCACATATTGAGTAAGCAGTCCTTTGCCGCAATGTCGGCGACCGGCATTGCCTTCATTTCGTCAAGCGTCATGACAGGGTACGGCTCTTCACTACTTCTGTGCGGCGCGGACGCCTTGCCAGCGAACGAAACCCACCCCCAGGCAGGGTCCGCCTCGATCATCCCGTAGTCCGAACGGAGCCCGGAAAACGGTGCAAGATTACTCATTCCGCCACCTCGTCCCAATGATCGAGGCACTGCCGCAGATCGGTGCGCAGGGCGCGCAGGCGGTGCGCCGTTTCGGTCAGCCCGTCGGCGCGATCGGGAGATGCCTTTTGCGAGAGGCGGGCGACCGCTTCGATCCGGCTGTCGATATAACCGAGGATGGCGCGACGTTCCGGCGAAATGGGAGGGCCGATGTCCTCTTCACCGATGCTCATAGCAAATCGTCCAGGCCGAGGTTTGCGCAATAGGTGTCGAGCACGGCGCGCTGCGATTGCCTGTCTTCGGGGCGCATCTTGCGCAGGCGAATCACCTCACGCATGGCTTTCACGTCGAAACCCGTGGCCTTTGCTTCCTGCATGACGTGTTTCTGATCGTCGACGATGTCCTTGCGCTCTTCGTCGAGTCGCTCCCACCGTTCGATAAAGTTGCGCAGTTCTTCGCCCGCGCTGTTGTGACCAATATCGCTCATGTCTTAACTCACTATTAAGTTGAAATCTCAGGCAAAAAGATCGGGCTGGCGCGCAATCCACCATTCGTTGCCCCAACGCGCTTCGAGCATTTCCCATGCATCGAGCAGCAGCCGTGAGGGTGTGGAGGCGTTGTTGAGCCGGAAATGCCAGGCCTTGGGCAGCGCGGGCACACAACCGCGCGAATCGTTACCCCATCCAACGCCGGGACGCTTCAACTGGATGGTCATGCAGCGGTCGCGCCGGGTGGCGTGGGCGACCTCGCAATACTCGCTCGAAAAGCCGAGATCGGTGACGATCACAACCGCGGGCTTTGTGTTCCACCAGTCATCCGAGCGCGCAAGCAGGGCTTTCCCCCATACCCCCTGCCCGTGGCGAGGCTTCATGTAATTTTCGCTGAAGTCGATCATCCATGCGCGCAAGGTCATACCCCAGTGCGGGTGCCGTTCGTCCTTGCGCTGGTCATATTGATCGACCGGGTAGCCGAACATCGCGCAGCCCATCTCGACCATCGGCCCTTTGAAAGCCGCGCGGTGGACCGAGCGCGATCCGCCGTTATGGCGCAGGCCCATGAGCGTATCGCACAATCCGTCGGCGAGCGTGTCCTTGCCTGAGCCCGGCGGACCATTCAGGAAAATGACGTATGGGGCGGTATCCGAATCGCACTCACAATCGGCGTCGTTCTGGTCGACGTGCCAGGGGCAGAAATCGGTGTGGGCATCGTAGGCGGTGGTCATAGCAGATCCTCGATCATCATCGGCTCGCCGGTTGCGGCGTATCGAAACAGTGAAAAGGCTTCGCGGGTAGGTGCGCTGACAGGCCTAGGGGAGCGATCGAGCGCATCGCCCAGTGCCCCGAACGGATCACTGCCGGTTCCCGTGCAGAGGGCATTTTCGCGCAGGCCGTTCTTTCGCCCGACGAACTCGTAAACCTCGGCAGTCCAGTTTCCCCCGTCCCCCTGCCGCCAGCGGAAGTGGAGCGTGTCAGCAACGCAAGCTGATCTGAAAAATGCGCTCCATTCCGGAAGCGCGGTGAGGGGGAGCAAGGCATCAGCCACCTACGCCCTCGCGCGCGGTGGACGGGCGTTTCCATTTTGCCAAGCGCCCAAGGGCTTCGCGGCCCGCGTCGGTCAATTCCAGCGCGTAAGAGCGATCGGCCCTTTTCGGTTCAAGCGCCGCGATCGGCCCGTAAGCCCCCTTGTGGCGACGCAAGGGTGTCGCGATAAGACCGGCCATGCGCAGTGCGCGAATGTCGGCGCTACCCCACGGGCGCTTTTCCGTATTGTCGGGATGATAGATGCGCGTGTTGGCCGCCAGTTCCGGAAGGACGAGCGTTGCGGCCGGGCGCGCGGCGAGCATTATCATCATTCCTTCTTTGCATTCCTCCCCTTCGCGGCGGGAAAGCGGGGTGTGGAGCCAGGGCGGCGTCGGCGCATCGGTCGACAGGCTCATGCAAGTGGACCCTTTTGGGTCGATCATCGTTTCGAACATTTCTATTTCCCCGGTGCTAGAATTGCTTGCCGCCATGCGCCTTGCGATTTGCGACCTTGTGGTCGGCGCGCTGGCGATTGAAATTCCGCTTTTCCTCGATCACGTCGAAGAGCGGCACGTCGTGGTGCGATGCGACAGCAATGCAGCGGAGAAGGGCCTGCGTGACGTAGAAGCGGCCCGTGATCGTCAATGACCTGCGGTATGCTTCCATCGCGCGGGAAAGGTCATTGACGACTTGCATAAGGCGATCGTCGATTGACCGGTAATACCGGTGATTCATCTCTTCACGCATGTCGCGAACGGTGTTGGTTACGGACGTTCCATCGATCGTCGTTGTCTGGACGATCGGCGATTGGCCGCTCAAGGTTGCCTCGGCCCCCAGAAGGTCCAACGCACGGATGCAGGTATCAGCGAGTTCGACGTCGAAACCCGGCCTGTGCGGTAACTTGTCGTCCTGTAATTGGTGCATCACCGCTTCCGACGCCTCGGACAGTTCCGATACCATCAACATCAACATTTCGGGCCGGTTGCGAGCCGCGCGTATGTCCTGTCCGGTGCCGAGATCGTTCCACCATCCGGCGAGGACATTGTCGGCATGGATCGAGCGGGCGAGAGCGTTCAGCCCGTTCAACAGTTCCCTTTGCTGGGTGAGTACGCACGCCGAGATCCACCGATCCCCTGTGCCCCCGCACGCGTGGCACATTCCGACGCCTGTGGTCCCGTTACCTTTGCAAAAGCGGCAATCACCGCTGTCGGCCCAACCTTCATATCGAAGTACCGTCATCGGTCCCCCCTTCAGTTTCGTGTATTGAAATAGCCTTCACGGCCGCGGGCGGGGCGCTTCAGCGGGATTGAATAGAGAACACAGGTTCGCCCTGCGCCGTTCCCTTCCCAGCCCTGCGCCATATCGTGCGTCCCGGCTTCATAACGCGCCCTGGCCAGACCGACGGCGGCGCCTTCGGGCCCGGTCTTTGGCCACGGCTGGAACAGCTTGCGCCTGGCAACACTGTGCTCTTTTATCTTCACGAACATTCGGGCGCCCCTTTCATCGTTAATTCAACCAAAAGTTGATCTTTAAGGCAAGCGAAATTTGGCAAAAGTGCTCGATAGCGTGGCCCAAGGTGTGCGGCCATTGAATGCCCGCCGCAGCACGTATTGGCGCAGTATCGAAACGACCGTGAATATCGCAGTGATCGACAGGTTAGTGCCCCACGTCATCGGAATCCCGTAAGCCCGGGCCACGGCAATCCATGTGATGAGTGACACGAAGAACCCTATCGCGGTATTGGTGATCGATTCCATGAAGGAATCCAATCTGGTTTGGGTCATCCTTATGTCTCCGCTTTAAGTGCTGCGATGCGGGACTTCATTACCACATCGAACATGCGTTCGAAGCGTTCGCCATCTGGCCCCCAAACATAGATGGCTTCGCTGATTAGGGCTTCCTCCTTTTCGCAATCAGAGAGCGGCCCTGTCAGGCTGGATAGCTGGTCTGTGACGGACGGTTCCTTACCCATGACCGGACTCCTTGATTTTGGCGCAGACTGCGGCGGCGCGTCGGAAGTCGCCGTTTGTTAGATAAATCCAACCCACCGTCTGTTCGTCTGGCAATTCATTGCCCTTATCATCGAGATCGAATTTCATTTCATCGAGGTGGGCGACGAAAGGCTCAAGCGCCTTCACCGCTTCATCCAGTGCGCTGGTATGGTTGGTGCGGTGGCGGGCGCATTCCAGAACTGGTATCCAGTTGTCATACTTGCCCCCCAAGACTTCGGCCCTCCTGTGAGCGCCGCGCCAGCGATCTGCCATGATGCGAATGGCGCATTCTCGATCAGCCTGCGTCACTTCGACCGGCTCGCTCTGGTTTACGTCAGTCATGGTCGTGGTTCCTTTCGGTAAGCATGGGTAGGGCGCTGCCAACTGGTTTCGCCGCTTGTTTCGCGCGGATTGCCTCAACCTTTGTCCAGATGCGGGCAAGTTCGCGTCGCGCTTCCTCGTCCATTGAAATGCCTGCCGGGTTGCAGAGCGCCGCGAGCGTGACCATAGAGCCCCCGACCTCTTGGCCGCGCTCGCCAACGGGTCTGCTGAACACATAATCGACAAGAGCATGTGCGCGTTCAGCGTTGAAGCCCGGCATGGTCTGCGCCAGTTCCAATGCTTCCTCGATGAAACGGTCGGTGCGCTCCAGAAGGTCGGACTTGATTGGCTCCCCAAAGCAGGCGTCCATCCACGCGTCCACGCCAAGTTGGAACGCAGCCGGGTTATCGGGCTTGTCGGTCATAGGAATGCTCCAATAATCGCGCTGGCTCCGACACCACACAGGACGCCGAATGCCCACCACTTACGATGGTCGCCATAAGTATCGTGCAG